GTAGGAATAAACACTAATTCTTTATTACCAGTATTTCCTTACTTCATAGGTCAATCATTTAGATCAAATCCACCTACTGAAAATTTTAATATTAATCAAGATACTTTTGATTATGATAACTCTAGTTTAATAAGAAATAGTTATCCCTATAAAGTATCTGATGAATTTGCAGATAATGATTTTATAATTGAATCTAATGAAATCACTCTACAATCATCTATTGTAGAATCAACAACATCAGGTTCTATTGATATAATCAGCATAATTAATAAAGGAGATAATTATGAAGTCGGAGATGTTGCAACATTTGATAATACAGATACAAATGGTGGTGGATTAAGTGTTTCTGTAAAAAGTGTAGAGGGTAAGGATATAATTTCTGTTGAAACAAATGTTGATACTTTTGATGCTACTTTTGTCTGGAGAGATCCTTCACATGTTTCAGCATTCATCTCAACTGCTCCCATTTTAAATGGTGGTGACAATGTAGTGATTTCTGGTTTAAGCACCACTGCTATTAAAGGTTTAGCAGGAACACATCAGATTGGAATTGATACAGCACAAACGATTGTTTATCAAGAAATTCCTACTCCATCTACTACGGGTATAGTAACTGATATCTATGTTACAAACATACCAGAACATATTTCTGTAGGAAGTAGCATTGGAATTGGAACTGAAAAATTACTTGTTCTAAACACATTTAATGAAAATAATGTATTAAGAGTTAGAAGAGGTGTAACATCAGGTGTTCATACAGTTTCATCTGCTTTAAGTTTGATACCAAGTTTCTTTAATATTCC